GGCTGCAACGTAAAAAATTTGTCACCTATTCTCCATTCTGCAGAACCATATATCTGTTTGACTATAACATCGTAATCATGTTTGTGGTAAGAAAAACTTGGATTTTGTCCTGGTTTCGAAAAATAAAAATTAGCCCAAATTTTTAAACCTGTGTTATCAGTTAATGTTTTATTTAATTCTCTTAATTCTTTGTTTAAATCTAAAGTATTTGATATTATAGTAGTAAAACCTAAATCATAAAAACGTTCCCATTGGTTATAATTGAAATAATTATCTATACCAAAAAATAAATGAGATTGTAAATATTCATCATTACTAAGAATTTCTACTGAAGGCGATCCATTGCTATATCTAAAAGGCCATCTATATCTTATTTTTAAAAAGGATAATATGTCTTCTTCTGTTAAAGGTATGTTAGTATTCTCAACTATGTTACTTAATCTTTTAAGATCAATCATCTTCCTTGTCGATTGTACTTTTTAAAATCTCTTTTCTCTGACTTATTTTTTGATTTTTTATGAACGCCTGGACGTTTCTTGGGTTTTGGTCTAGGTACGAAGTGTGTAAATTTTTGTTTAGCCATTTTCTTGAGATCTGTCTATCAAAGCATAGCTTACAACACCAGTAATTTCATTTGCTGTATCTGCTTGTACTTTAAGAACATCAGATGCTTCCATAGCTAGAGTATCACTAATCATATTAGTAAAACTTTTATTAAGTTGTGCGTGACTTATTTCTACATTAGATCCACCAGACTTTTGCAGATATGCATCAACATCAACATTACTTGAATTTTGATGACTTGCTTGTAATGATTTGACTAATATTGTTGCATCAGCAGGACATGTTAATACAGTCGTAATATTAGTGGTTGTTAAATCGTAGGTATCGCTTTTGTATCTAATTGTCATGATATAAACCAACTAAAAGTATCTTGTTCATTTTTAAGTTCTTGTTGATAAGATGTATTTAACTTATCTTTCATAGTCTGTAAAGACTGAGAAATCTGTCTTTGGTTTTCTTCAGTATATGTTGGTGTTGGTTCTGGTATATTAATATCTACTTTAGCCATTATCCCCTCATACCATCTGGTTGAATATCTGCTCTAAATGTTCCGAATCTCCAATTCTCATCAGTTGATGTATTTGCAATTTTTAAACTAGCAAATCTTGATCTTGCACGGGTATCCACTTTATCAGTAGAGCTTGTTATTGTAAATGGACCTAACGGTGAAGATGTTGCGGTGTCCGTTGGGTAGTCTCTAAGTTTTATTGTAACTTCAGCATTACCAGTTAATAATTTAAAATCAGGTATAAATCTTCTCATAGACATAAACATTTGTCCATCACCTTCTATAGCTAAATCAAAATCTCCAGATTGAATGAATGCAGGTATAGCTGTTTTATTACCTAATGAATCAACTTCATTGTTACCGATTTCATGTGCATAGTATGTTGTTGCACCGTTAGCCGCTGTTACACCTTGTATTGTTGGAAAGCTAGGTGTCCCTGATCCGTTAAACTCGGTTGCGTATGGGTTGTCATATAATGTTGAATCATGCCAAGATGTTCGAGCTAATGATCCTGTTGTCCAAGTATTCTCAACATAATTATAAGTGACTACTCTATCAACATTTGTTGATCCCGATTTAGCATAAAACCAACTAATCTCTTCATATAAATGATTTAATCCTGCATAAACAATCTCACCTGCGTTATAATTAATTCCAAGATTATCTCCTTTATTTGTAAATACAAAATCTTCAACTAAACATGGTAATGACTTAACGGTACCGTCAAATACAAAAAAACCACCTGCTTGACCCATCCAGTATACTTTTCCATTAACGTATTTAATTGCATGTTGACCAATGGCTCCACAATTACTTCCAACTTGTCTTATAGAAAAAGTAAATGGTGGTCCTACAAACTGCATAACGTAAGCAGAGGTATCAGTAAGAATTAAAATGTAATCTTTTGCTTTTGCTGCACCTACAATTTTAACACCAGAGTCTAATCTAAAAGTTCCAGCAGTATTAATTGATGTTGGTGTGTAATCTGAAATATCCTCTTGGTCAGAAAATCTAATAAACATTTTATCTTGTGATATTTCACTACCAATTGTTGTTTCAGTTCCAAGAATAATTAAATGTCTGTCTCTTTCAGAAACAATAGACATGACTGATCTTGTTGGTGCACCACTAACAACAGTTGCTCTTGTTGATAATGCTGCAGGAAATCCACCAATAGTATTCCATTCAAATGTTTTACCATTTTTAATTGTTGCAATAAGTTTTTGTCCAAAATGATCTAATGACCATGATGCAGGATCAAGAATAACATTAGAAGTTCCTGATGCTTCTCCCCATTCTCCAGAGCTCCAAGTATCTGTACCCCAACCATAACCATAAGTTTGATCTACGGGTCCTGGTTTAACATAAGGATTAACTGTTGCTGACCCACTTGCAGAAGTAGTAGCTGTTGCAGCAGATGCCATCGTTACAGTAAACGTATCTGCATCGGGTGCTGATATAACTTCAAACGTATTTGTTTCAAAATCATCAGCTACATAACCTGCACCTACTGGTGGAGTCACTGATGTAAATGTAAACAAGTCCCCTGCTAATAATCCGTGACTTGTTTTATTAACTGTCACAGTTGCAGAAGTATTTGTTGTATCGAATGTACAACTAGTTAATGCTGTGTCTAAGGGTGTAATATCATAGAATGCACCTTCATAATAAATAATTAATGCCTTATGTGTACCAATAGCTGCATATTTTCGACCATCTAAATCAGCCCAAACTAGTTGTTCTCTTGCAGCACCAACTAGTGTTTGACCTGTAATTTGCTGCCAACCACCTATTTTTTCAGGTAAACTGTATCTAAATCTAACAAAATCACCGTCAGTCCACTGACCTTCAGCTCCTGTTGCGGTTACTTGTTTGTTAAATCCAGGTCTAATCTGTACATTCGTTAATGGCATAAAAGCATTATACCTTATAATAGTAGTTTTCGTAAGCCTGTATTTGTACAGGTTATTCTTTAGTATCTATTTCAGTGTCTAAAGTTGTTGTTGTATTTTTAGTTTTTTCATCAAACTTTTTACTAGCCTGAAGTGAAATAAACATAAATTGATTTGTTAAATGTCTTAAAGCTTCAGCAGGTATTTTAAAGTGTGCTTGTTTTTTAATGATTTCTATTTCTTTGTCTGAAAAAGCCATTATACCATTTCCATCTTTATCTTGCAGTATTTTCATTATTGTTCTCCTAAATTTTTTCGTTTATCAAAAGCCCACTCAGCATGGGGTCCATCTTTATCTACGTAGTGTAAAAAAGCCTGTGCTTGAAAATCACCTTTTAACTCTTCTCTCCAATGTTCAATCTCTATTCCACAGTAAGCTACTGCTTGTCCGTTTTTTAAAACTACCTCTTTACCACCCATAAATATAGGCCAATCACTATCTCCATTTATTTGAACTGTTACACTTATTTCACATGAAGGTCTGTCTTGGTGTTTTTTAAGATCAGCACCAAAAGTATACATTCTCCAAAAACTATAAGTTGGATAAAGTAATAAATTAGTTTCTTTTTCCATTAACTTTCTTTTATTAATCATTAAAGATTCCATTAAAGGGTCTGAATAATAACAAGTGTCACCATTTTTATTTTGTTTAAAATCGAAGTTAGTTTTATTTTCGTAGTGTCTGATATCACAATATTTTTGTAAAAGTTTTAATTCATCTTCTTTTAAGAAGTTATCAATTAATTTGTATTTAATTTTTTTTAAATTGTCCATGCGACTACTGTATATCTTATTCCTTTAGTCACTTCCTCTACTTTATGAGGATACATGTAAGAACTAGGCCAAATTATTAAACGTCCTTTTTTAGGCTTTATTGTAGTAACTTGTTGAGATCTAATATCTAAAAAATTTAATTTACCACCTTCATAATCATCATTTAAAAATAAAATGCAGCTTAATGTTCTTGGCACACTTGCGTTATGGTCGACATGGTAATCATAATGTCCTGTGCTTTCGTATCTTAAAATACCTATCTCATTTATCTCTTTACTTTTAGCCCAATTACCAAAACTATGTTCATATTCTCTTACTAATTTAAATAACATGGATTGCAAAATATTATGCCAATGTGTAGTTGTCCTACTTTTTGCATCGGGTCTTAACTGAACTTCTTGAACTTTTCTTATTTTTTCATTAACTACCGGTTCACCAAAACCAACCACATGTGATTTTTCAAATTGAAAATTATTTTCTGAAACTTTTATTAAAGAATCACAAATAAAATCTGGAAAAACCGAGTCTTTGATTGCTATATATTCTTTAACATCGGACATATAGTTTATTTAAACTATACCTAGTTTTTGTCAAGTTATGGTAGTCTGAAAATTGACTTTACTGTATGACCTGCATCTGAAAGTTGTTCTTCAAGATTTTTATCAGTATTGAAGTTAACCATAATTGAATTATCAATTGCATCCTCGTGTTCTGAAACTTTTACTCTTTTTAAAGTGTCTAAATACGTAGACCACCCAAAATTATCATTCGGATGATTTTTTAAATATAACTCAATCTGAGTTATTCTATTGTCAATAATACTTCTTAAAGCTTCACCTGTTTTATAATATCTGTTTTCTCCGTCACCTAATCCAAAAGAGAAAGTTGTTTTAACAAGTTCGTTACTTCCGTCTACTTCTAATCTTAACTTTCCAAAAGTAAAAGATTCTAACTCAGCATCAGTTATTGTTTTTTCAACCCAATCACTATCATGAGCAAAATGAATAGCTACTATTGCTGATCTCTCAGCATCGTTTGCTGCTACTTTTGAAATTTTCCCATATCTAAAAAATGCATTTGCCATATTCTATTAACTCTCGTAAATTGCTATGAAGCCTGGGCCTCCGTTTGCTTGTGTTCCAGATGGACCACCTGCTCCACCACCGCCAAAAGGTACATGCGTGTCTTGATAATTAGCAAATATACCATCAGGACTTGAAAAGAAAAAGAAATTATATCGTGAAATTATTGATCCAGCCTCTCCACCTGTTTTTGAAAGAAATTCCGCAGCACCTGGTGCACTTGAACCTGTAGGACCCCAAATAAAATTTTTGTTAGGTAATTGCCAACCTCCGTGATTGTTATAATTTCCGTTAGGTGCATATCTAAAAGGACTGTAATCGTAGTACGAACCTGGTGCAGAACCATTTGAACCTCTCGGGAAAGATGGATTTCTATTACCTCCGCCACCGCTTGTTGCAACGGCATCAGTTGAATTTAAAGTTGAAGGGTTTCCAGAACCTCCACTACCACCTCCACTTCCGATAGAGTATGGAACTGAATAAGGTGCTGATACT